ATCATTAATCCAATTGGATTTGCTGCCATTACTACGTTCAAAGCCGCTTGAGCAAATGTAAGACCTTGCGTCGCAGCAACATATTTAATCATGTTAACTAAAAATACTGTATTGGCTATTAAATTGTAAGCTATTAATGCGCCCCTTCCTAATAACACAATAGTCTTTAACGCTAAAAAAGCACCGACTAAAGTTCCAATAATAGTAACAACTGTATCCATATTTCTACCCAGAGAAAACAATAAATCTCGAACCATTCCCAACCCCGAAGTTGATTTTGAATTTATGGCAGTATTTAAGAAATTAGAAAAACCAATTGTTATTGATTTTAAAGCATTATTTAAAGTTTGAGAAGCTGTTGCAAACTCTTCATTTAAAGCAGTATTTTTTTCAAAAGCGACCGCTGCGGCGTTTAATTTTTCAGTTAATAATTCTGAATTTGTAGCCATTGGCCCTAGTCCTTTAATTACAGTTTCACCGGACAAGCCAACACTAGCCAAAGCCTCTGACAAACTCCCCCCAGCATTGCTAATACCTCCCAACCCAGACATGAACTTTGCAAAAGTGGCTGTTTTATCTTTTGAAAATAATTCTTGTACTTCGGTGTTTGAAACACCCATTATTTCACCAAATTTCGCTAACTCTGACCCTCCATTATTGACTGCACTTTCAATGGCTCTAAATGCTTTTCCAACCGCTGTACCCGCTGCTTCGGGTCTTACATCTAAACTTTTAAATGCCGCCGACATTCCCAAAACTTCTTGTGATGCAACACCAAATGAAGCAGTTGCACGCCCTATTTCTGAAGCTACTGATAAAATTTCTTGTTCTGTTGCTGCCGAGGTGTTGCCTAATTCAACTAATGTTGATGCAAATCTATCGACAACCCCAACACCTTCACCAGTAATTGTTAGCAACCTTGCAATGGAAGAAGCCCCCTCTTCGCCAGCAACATCAGATGCAGTTTCTAACTTTGCCATAGTTTCGGCAAATTTCAATATATTTTCACTGCCTGAAATGCCTAATTGACCAGCTGATTGAGAAAATTCAAGTAGTTTTTCGTTAGAAACTACTTCTAAGTCTTTTGAAAGTTGCACTATTGATGCACCTAAATCGTTTAATTCTTTACCAGCGGCCCCAGTTGTTTTTCCAACACCTACTAAGCCCGTTTCAAAATCAGCGACTTGTTGGAATATAAACCGACCAGCAAAAGCACCACCAATTGCTAAACCCATTGACCCAATGCCACGAGTCACACTATTCAACCGCCTATTTAACCGCGACAACCCAGCTTCGGATTTTTGAGCAAAGGATTGAACCGAACCAGTCATTCTACGAACTGGGGCAGTTAGCTTGTCAACAGCTGTAAAAATGGATGGAATGGTAAAAGCACTCATTTACTTTTTCTTTTTCAAATTGTCATTCATTTCTTTGCTGTAATCATACCAATAAAATAAACCCTTATAATCTACATCATCAATGAATAAATCATCAATAACTTGGGGCGTCCAATGGTGCTCACCTACAACAGTTTTTATCATGTTGTCAAGCGAGCTTTGATTTACAGGAAAAAGATAGCGATTGCTTGAGCAATTTTGTTATCAGCTGAATCCATCTTTGAAATCAAACCACTATTGACGTCCGTTAACGCAGAAACATAAGCTCTAATCACAACAAATGTATTTTTCATGTCCAAGCCCTTAGTTCGTTTTTCAACGTCTGACATCGTTAAGCGTGGCTTGTATGTTAATTTATCAAGCATCATTTCGCCTGAATCCGATTTAATAGGAAACTTTAATGTTTGAATAAAATTACATTCTTTATCCAAAGTTAAATATCCCTTTTGAATCGCTCTTGATAAAGACGCCTTTCGGTCATCAATTTCATCAACATCTTCTTGGTCTATTTTCTTAAATTCAAGCCACTTTTCGACTTCTTGTTTTGCAACTTCTTCGCTTACTTTTTCAATTACTTTTTTTGCTTCACTCATTGTTTACTATTTAGGGGATTAAAATTAACTAAGTTTATTCAGCTTTCCGCCGCCTGCAATAATTAGCGCACTTGTTGCGCCCATTCCTGCACCTTGAATGTCTCCAACTGGCTTGCCTTTTCCAGCCCAAATTGTGCCGTTTACATGGGAAAAAGTCCAATCTGAAAGTTCTGGTGAAGCACTTAAATCAGTCAAAGATGTTAGTTCTGCACGTTCGTTCATATCCCACGATATAGTGCCTTCCAAACGCCACCTTACTTGATTGATTTGGTCAATCATTGCGCCTGAACCGTCAAGCATGTTTGCATCGTCATTTGACCTGTAACCACCTAAATCGAAAGTGCTGTCTTCATTCGCTTTGAAAAAGAATGTACCCGTTCCAATTGTTGGGTGGTTATATGTTGCTTCTATTAAATCACCGCCTGTTGCCATTTTATATTCGTTTTAAATTTTTACTTTTATTTTTAATTACGCTTCGCCAAAATTAAACCCGGCTTCGGCAGTTGTTGATGAAATTCTCGCAATGCCTGTTCTCTTATATCTAAAGAAAGTATCAAGTCTGTCTGGATTTGTTCCACTAAGTGCAACAATTATTGATTCAACCATAAAATCAGGATCAGCAATTAAAGCACGTTTAGCCAAATCATTTGCATAAGTGGCAACAATTTGTTTCCATTGCTTTGGCTTGATTATGCTTCCAACAGAGATTGTGTCGGCATCATTTGCAATTGTCTTATCAACTACATTAATTTGCTCTAACAAATAATAGCCATAACGAACATTAAAGTCAAGCATTAAATTTCTTGCATATCTAAATTGTGGTGGAAGTTCTCCATCCGGATGGTAAGTTGTAACGAAATCTTGAACTTGATAGCGACCTGCAACTAAATCAACAGTTGAACCGCCTTTCTTTACAATAGCATCGCGGTTGTTGTAGACAGACATTAATCCAATATCACCATCAATTGGAATTGGCATATCTGGGTAAAATTTAGCATTTACATCAAGATGTGGTGTATCTTGCTCAACTCGTGCAAACAAACGACACATATTCGCAGCGGCTTCCATTGGAAATGCTGCTGAATTTGGCGCCGGACATGATGCATTGGTTACTTGTGTTTTTCTTGCTGTTACGTTTGTCAAAGTTGACGGGTCAACAGCAGTATCACCGTATAAAGCTACAAAAGGCTTCATAACAATACCTTGGTATCTCCCTGTTGGTGTATCTGGATCTGGTACACCATTAAAATCTTCTAATTCTGTAAATGCTTCTGAGCCATAAGGGTTTAAAACAATTGTGTTCCATTCGCTGCCAAACAACTCTAATGAAGCGGCAACGCTTGGTGTTGCTGATCCTGTTGCTGAACTTGCAACGGCATAAGATAATGCAGCGGCATCACCATTATTATCAATTGTAACAGTTAAATCTTCAGACGTTAAGCCAGCCCATTTGGTTGTCAAAGTAACTTTGCCAGTGCCATCAGTTGCAATTACTGGTGAGCCTAAAACTGCGTTAACCGCTGATATAATTTTGGGCACTAAATCGCTAACTTCATCGCCTGTTGCAACGGCAAAATCATATCTTCCACCATCTACACTTGTACGACCATTAATTACAACAGTGTGTGTCGTGTTTTTTGTAGCCGTCCCACTTGGCGTTAAATCCCTTGCAGCTGCAACAGCTGCAACAGCTGCTTCTTGCGGATAAACAATTGTAGGAATTCCACCAATACCACTGCCAGTGGTTGGTCTCAAAATTCTCACCATGTTGTAAATTGGTGAACCGTAACCATATAAGTCGCCAGCTTGCTTTAAGGTTGTAACCTCAACAGGCGTGGTGCTTAATGTGCCTTGATTTGCATTATTGGCTTCGCCAAGTATTGCAACACGTTGTGGCAAGTTTGGACTTGTATTTGAGAAATCACCCTTGGTTAATATGTAACCAACGATTCTTGAAATTCTTTCTGAACCTACTGCTGAACTAACTGCCATTTTTTCTTTTATTTAATTTAACAAATTTACTTTATTTTTTTTGCAAAAAAACGTATGTGATTAATTGGTGTCTATATATTTGAAACCAAAATCAGTTTCCGCTAATTTGATTGATGTGTTAACTCCTCCACTCGGATCCCCCTCTACTAATTGAACGGCTTCTCTTCTCTTAACTAATAATGATAACCGACCCATCTTTATATTAGATGCATCCTTTGTGTCGTTGGGTTGCGCCATCTGTATGCCTTCAACTGTTACACGCTCAATTGATGGCTTTGCAAATCCTAATGTATTGTATCTTGGATTTTCTAGTATTGCTCGAATAATACCTAATATTCGAGCGCAATCAAAGCTGGAAATTTCATCACCTCTTTTTGTTGTGGTTGTTTTTCCACGCGTATAAACATCAACAAAGTATTTATCTTCACCAGTTTGAGTAATTGCGTCCTGCGCTGTGAAACTTACAGAATCTAAACTTACATT